ATGTTCTTTTGATCCTCAGCGCCACCTGCTTCCGTCGCCAGAGTAGCGGACACTAGGTTGCGTAGCTCAGGGCGCTGCAAGTCGGCTACCACACTGGCTCGCTCGGCTTGCACGGCTTTGAGCGCCTCGGGTGTTAGTGGCATTTCGGCTGACGCCGACTGTGCCGCCGCTGTGGCTGCGGCCACTCCAGCGTAGCCGCCCGCGCCTCCAGCCTGCCCTGTGCTCTGCGCTTGGCCATAGGCGGTCGCTGCATCCTTACCCTCGGCGAACATCTTTTTGATACCCGACCAGCTAAAGCCTTTCATCCACGTCCAGATGGACTTGATATCCTCGAACACTCTGAGGAAGTAGTCCTTGAACGCTTGGCCTACAGCCTTAGCTATGGCGATGAGTGACTTCTCCCACCACTGGGCTAGTGCGACTATGTCCTTCCACACCTTCGCCCACGCGTCGCCTACGCCTGTGAAGTCGCCCGTGAAGATCGCGACCAGTGTTTTCCATATGGCCTTTACGAAGTCGAAGCCCGCCATGAACGACAGCTTGAAGCCCTCGATGAAATGCTCAACGATGGCCGCTGTAGTTGGAAACATCTCCTTGATCTTATCCCAGTTCTCATAGAGCAGGATGACTGCTGTTACTAAAGCACCTATCCCGACTATGATAAGTCCAACAGGGTTAGCGATAGCTGCTATGGCAGCGGCCACTTGCAGCGCGATGAGCAGGCCCGCGAACGCGGCTACGAGCGTGAGGATGGTAGGCACTAGCCACTTCGCGTTCTTGCCTATCCACTCGAACAGCTTAGTGAGCATCTTGAGCGCCTGTAACATCCGCTCTTGGATGATCTGACTCATGGACTTCTTCGCGTCGCCTGCCCCTCTGAAGATGCCTACAAACGCCTTGCCTAGCGACCGCATCATGTCCATGAACGCCTTGCCGCCCTCTGACTTCCACCATGCACTTAGGGTCTTGAACGCTGGCACTACGATGTCGCCCACGAATTGCGCTACCTTGCCTAGCGCCTTGAAGCCCATGTTGCGTAGATCGGTCAGGATGGGTTCTACCTGAGGCAGTATCTTCCGCCACTCGTCGGCCATCTTCGCTCGGAGCGGGAGCGCGGCTAGGCCCATGCGAATCCTCATCGCGGCCAGATCGTTCGTGAGCTTATGGATGCGACCCTCATCGCTCTTAGCCGCCTTGACGTTCTGGCCCTCTGCGAACTTGGCGTGCTTCATGAGGAAGTCGAAGCGTAGCTTCATGAAGTCCTTGGACTTCTTCATGTCCTTGAACTGCTTAGCCTCTGTGTCGCTTAGGACGATGCCGTAGTTACGCAGGCCGCGTGTCATGCCCGTCCTAAGCGCCACAGCATACGCCTTGGAGAACGTGGCCATGTCCTCCTGTGTAGCGTTGACGCCACGTGATACCACTAACAAGTCAGCCATCGAGGCATTAGCCTCGGTGATGTATTTGGGTGGCATCCCTATCATCGCCAAGTTAGCTGTCGAGGTATCTAACAAGCCCTTGGAAATGACACCTTGTTGCGCCAGCGCCGCGTTGTGTTGCTCGATGAGGTCGCGCTGCTTCTCGGCATAGGGCAAGCCCTTGGCGGCTATGGCCTGATTGTTAAGCAAAGAGACAGCTATCTTGCGCTGTCTAGTCTCAAACTGCTCAGCCGCCTCGTCAGCGCCCTCGAAAATGCTAGTGAGTATCTTGCCTACACCGAACGCTCCCAAGATAGCGCCTAGCCCTCCGAACATGGTCGTCAGCTTCGCTATCGAACGCCCTACGCGCATGGCCGCGTGTTCGAGCGTCTTCAGGCGCGACTGGGCCGCAGCCATGACGCCTCTGAACGAGCCAGCCAGCTTAGCGCCTATGGCGAACGTGGCCGTGTATGTGCGTTGAGCGGCCATCGTGTTACCTCTTAGCCTCTTCCTCCATCTGTTCGTTCTCCTTCGTTAGCTGATCGGCTAGCTCCACCATGTAAGCTATCAACTCTCCAATCGGCAGCTCCATCCAGTAGTTGACACCACCTCCCATCGAGCGCGCGAGGCGCACTCCCAACGAGCGTAGCAGTTTGCCTACGCTTTCTCCTCGTCCGGCGAGCTGCCACAGGCTTTTAAAACTTCAGTCCTCAGCGGTGTGTAATACCGCCGTGGTAGTTTCAGTATGAGGCCAAGTGGAACGTCCGCGACGTGGGCCGCTATGATCGCGTGGTAGAGGTGCTTCATCTCGGGTAGAGGCATCTCGTTGCGGTCAGCTTTGTAGAGCCTAGTGAACTCACGCTCGGCTCGCTGGAAGTCTTTGCCTATCATGGCATCGAAGTCCAAGATGAGTTCCTTGTAGGTCTGCCCATCGTATTCCACAGGTGGCACTAGCTTGAGCTTTAGCGCAGGCTGTGGCGTCTCGATAGCGATCTCGCGGAACTCGCGCTCGGTATCGGTCTCATCTGTCTCAGGTGCATTGTTAGTAGGCGGCTCGATGGTCTCGGTCGCCTGTTGTCGGGTGCTTAGTAGCTTTGGATCCATATGACCCTCAGACTAACACAGATTCCTGAAATACCTCAAGCCCCAAAAAACGGGTCTTGATCAGGCTCAGAGTTGGCCCTCCGCGTGCCGAGGATTGCCGCAGTAGCGTCAGAACGGGCTGGCGGCTACGGTCGGTCAGCCGCAAGGTCAGGATGCTTTCTCGGGCATCCTCGTGCCTTTCAGCGCCACACCCGATGCGAGGCCCAACTAACTTGAATTCAAGATGGTTGGAGCGACGCCTCGGGTTGAGGCACTTACGCGATGGACGCTCTGAAGGCATTTCACAGGCCGATCAGCTGGCGGATGCGAGCCGCGTTGTCAACGACCTGTAGCCCATTCCACCAGCGGCACACAGCGTTCTCCTTGTCGATCTCGCACATGATGCGGTCGTTGCGGAGCACGCGCAGGCTGATGAGCTCGTATTCGCTCTCGCCCTCGCCTTTGGTGCCCACCTCTAGCTTGCCAAGGTTGAAGCCCTTGGGCGCGGTGCCCATGATGTAGCGCCATCCAGTGTGGATGATCTTGTTGGTTCCACTGTCGTGCAGCTGATGCGCGGCCCACGCGTCCAGCTGTGCGCCATCCTGTATGGTCGCGAAGATGGCGTCATCCACGATCGTGATCCACTTGAGCGTGACCGTGTAGGGCTTGAAGTGCGCCTGCACTGGCATGTCGATCTCGCCAAAGATGCCGCTGCCCTTTAGCGTGTCCGATAGGTTTTCCAAGTGTGGCAGGGTAACATCAGCTAGGCCGATGAGTCGCTTGCCACCTAGGAAGATGGAGTAGTTGGTAACGTGATTTGGTATTTGCATGTGGGACTCCTATGGGTAGGTGGGTTGTTAGACTACTGCCTGCTCCTCAGGGAACAGGTTCTGTATATACGGCAGCCAGTATTCGATCCTGAAATCGAGCCACTCAGCGGGCGTAGGCACAGCGATGAAGATGTGGAAGATGTAGTGACCGTTGAGCAGTTCGGTCGTTGGGTTTTCCGACTGGTTGAACTCGATGCGAGCGCCGAGTAGCGCCTCGCTGTTGCTCAGTCCATCCAGCCACAGCTGTAGCGAATTCACGATGGCATCTATTAGCCGACGATTTCCTGGCTCGTCCACCTTCTGCCAGATGGTAAGCACGACCGTGTTGCCGATGTAGTCGAACATCCGGCGCACAGGGATGAACATGTCCTTCACATCGGTGTTCGATGGGAAGGCCGCTGTCCTGTTACCCCATGAGCGCCAGCCGCCAATCCAGTTGAGGGCTGTTATGACGCCTTGGCTGTTGAGCATGTTGGCGTCGAGCAGGTGCATGTCGAGCTCGGTGTCGTCGTCGAGCAGGAGCGCGTTCATGCGTAGAGGCTTGTTCGATGGCGAGTGATAGGGCAACCCACCGCCACGATAGGCGTCCGTCCACTGGAGTAGTGGGCCTTGCTGTGACGAGAAGTGAAACTTTTTCTTGTCAGTCGAGCCTACTAGGGCAGGCATACCGAACAGGCATTGCTGCCTTGGGAACACGATGTTGTTATCCTGCTTCCACTGGTGGACGTCTTGGGCCGTCTGAACGCCGCTGGCCGCTGTCGTGTCAACGTCGATGAGGCACGTGCAGGCGAAGCAGCCGTTGATGTTTTCGCACTTGGCTTCCATGGCCGCAGCGACTAGCGGGTCACTGGAGAACTTGGGACACACGATGACTCCGGGCACTTGCCCAGTCTTTTGAAAGACGTCCTCGATGACTTCCAAGCCTGTGCGCTTGCCAGTCGAGATGTCGATGCCACCGATGATGTCAGCCGCTGTGAGCGCCGTAGCTCCAGGTTTTTGCCCCTCTAACGTCACTATGGACGTAGGCAATGGGATAGCGCCAGAGGCGACGCGTGTTATGACCCAAGTGTTGTTCTTGGATAGCGTCAGCAGGTAGTCAACGCCTTCCTCATAGGGCACTGTGCCTGCCTCATCCTTGACCACGACTGACCACGCGATGAGCTCCTCCTGCGAGTCCACCTGCCCGCCTACGAGCGTGAGCGGCTTGGGTGCGAGCGCGGTAGCGCCCGCCTCAGGATCGTTGACCGCCACATAGACGACTGGGAACACACCGAACTCGACGAAGCAAGCATCCATGTGCTCGCAGATATCGAACTTGTCCCAGTCCTTGCTGTAGCCTAGCTCAGCGACCGCGTCCTCATAGCGGTTGTAGATGCGAGGCACGTTGACAAAACTTTTACCGTTCTTGTTCAGATGCAGCGGTGCTGATCCGAACACTACATTGAGTCCCACGTTGGCTTGGACTGGACTGATGACGCTTGTGGGCACGTCAGCCCAGCTGACGCCGTGTGGGAATGGTCCGAGATTAGGCATGTTGTGTTTCTAGTGTTATGCCCGAAGGCGATTTAGTTGACTGCGGTTGGGTAGATGCGAGCCATTTCTGGACTTCGCGATAGAAAGTAACATAGCTGCCAGTCGTGCCGCGCATGTTGTGCGCGTAGTCGAACGAGAGCTCGAGCATTACTCGCGCGAGATCACCGATGGGCACGAACAGTTCGCCTATGGCCGGACACTTGGCTATCCAGTCGTAGTATTGCGGGTAGATGCCATTGGTGAAGGTCTTGTTATAGTGCAAGCCCATGTGGCCAATGTGCGGGCCTACGTAGATGACATGCCCTGTGATGATGCGCGGTGTGCCTTTCATGGTAGCGAGTGAACGTAGAAGATCATGTCGAAGTAGGCGACCTGATACTGCCACTGCCCAGCAGGGCCATAGCCGAAGTTACCATCGTGGCGCGGTGGCACAATCGCCCAATGAAAGCCGAAACGATAGGCGTCATACGAGGGGTTGGGTGGCGTGCCTATGAGGTCGAACACTAGGCAATACACCTTGTCCTTGACTAGCTGGATTTGGTTGACGCCTGTGAAAGCAAACTCGACTGGCCCTATGTCGGGCGTCCGCACTAACGTGCTGGTATCTATCTGCTCTGACACGGCCAATGCCGCGCCCTCGGGTAGAGCGCTCGCTAGAGGGTCGGGTGTGTCGTAGATGGAGCAAGTGATCCCCAGTGGAGGATCGATAGCCTCAGCTGGTCGCGCTTGAAAGAAGACCTTGGCACGATCGAGGATGCCGCCTCGTTTCGCTGTGAACGAGTAGGTAGCATGAACGTTTGTCCCATAGAGACCGTAGCTGCCATAGTCATTCATGTGTTCCTCGCCCCAAGCATCCTCGATAGTCGGGTCAACTACCTCTGGTGGCGTGAGTGCCGCGTTAGCCTCGATGCACGTAGGGAACACGATGGCCTCGAAATGCGACTTGATGTGAGTTGGGTTAGGGACTGTCATGGTAGTGCGTAGAGGTAGAAGGTTAACGTCCCGAAGTCATCGGTCTGCCAGCCGCCCTGATGGAAGCCCACGTTATTAGGCAGTGTTTGCGCCCAGTGCATGCCTAGGTAAGCGTATTCGCCTTGCGCTGGGAACGCACCCACATAGGTGAACACAAATGCGTATAGCTGGCCCGCCACTAGCGCGTATTGATTCGCGCCCTCGAACACGAACTCCTGCATCGAGCCGCCAGTTACGAGGCTGGCGTTAGGCAGTCTGTTAGACGTGGCTAACACTGGCCCTGTCGGCACCATAGCACCAGCCGCGCCAACCGCCGCGTATAGCTGGACGACGAAATCGCAGAGTGCGCCCCTAGGCTTCACCCATAGCTGTAGCGACGCGAGCTTACCGCCCACGGGCATCACAAGTGCCTGATAGGTGGCGGTCATAGCGAACGGGTCGGTCTCACTGACGCCACCCATGATGCCGTAGCTATTGCCCGCGTCATCCTGATTCTCGACTGGCCACGAATAGATGAGCACTGGCTCGGGTGGCGGTGGCGGCTTCACATAGGGTGGCGGTGGCTCTCGATACTCCGCGCCCGGATAACTCGCTCGGAAGTCTATGTGCTCCGCTGGCACGATGCCAAACGTCTCGCTATCGGGCAGCGGGCGTCCAGCTGGTAGCACCCATTGCGTAGTCATCTCCGCTATGTAGTGCGGGAACGTGTCGGCTTCAATCAGTTTCCACTCCATGGGCAGTTCGATAGGGTATGCCTGATCGAGCGCGGCTTGGCCGTAGCTAGTGAGCGCGATTGCTATCGTCTCGACCATGTTCTGAACGTCCTGATAGCCACCTCCATCTGGATTCTCATCGTAGGCGTTTATCAATATCCTAACGAGCGCGAGCATGGTCGTATGCGAGTCCTCGAGAGCGATCTTGCCGCTCACAGCCTGCACGATGATAGCAGGGCAATCAGGTAGCTTGTCCACAGCGATCTCGCCTGTGACCGTCCGTGGGACGCGCCCACGTTCTACGCGCGGTGGCACCTTGAGCGTGAGCGTCTGTGCGCGAGCTTCATAGTCGAACGGCACATAGGGCGTCTCCTTGGGCCGTGCCTCAGTGATGGACGCTTGGGCTAAGTTGAGTGTCGGGTTGTCCAGCATGTAAGTGCCCATCAGCTTAGCTATGAACCGCACTAGCGTCTCCTCAAGGTCATAGAGCGACTGCGCTCTACGGCCGAAGTCGGACTCTGGCGGTGTGACTGGCTCAGGGTTCATAGGCGTCCAGTGAGTAACAAGATGATGACCACGATGAGCAGGATGCCAACAATGCCACTAGGGCCGTAGCCCCAGCCGCTGCTATAGCCCCAGCGCGGCACCGCTCCGATGAGTATTAGGATGAGGATGATTATTAGGATCGTTCCCATTAGTGACCTCCTGCGCGTGTTAATACGCGGTCGATCTCGTGATCGATGCGCAGGGCGAGTGTGTCGCCCATCTGTTTGTTCACCTCAGGCCCAACTGTGGGCTGAGTTGCCATGATAGGTGCGCCTATGGCGAGCAGCTTGTGCATAGGCAGTCGGCCAGCGCCGCTCGCTCGTATGAACGGGCCTACGTAGCCCACGCCCGCAGGCACGAATGCACCGTGCATGACAGCGCCTCCGCCCACCTTCACCTGTGCGAACACTGGGCGCTTGTTCTTGCGCCGTTGAACGCCACTGGGCCGCACCTTGAATTTGTTGAGTTCTAACATGCCTTGCTTCAGGACTATCTCACCGCTTAGGCGACTCACACTAGCGCCTTTGACCGCCACTGGAATGTCCTTGGACTTGATGACGTAGATCTTCCGTATCTGGCGTCTAACTGTAGTCCTGCCTTTATCGAGAGCGCGATTGATCGCGGGCGCGAGCACCTTAGGCACTCCGTTCTCGATGTGGCGCACTACCCTCTGAAGGTGGCGCAACTGCTTAGCGTCTATCTGTAGGGCTACCATAGGTCAGTTACTTCCATAGTGTCCTGGCTGTGAGCGGGTGGCGCTTAGGGCAAGCATCCAACAGCTTTCCTCATCGGTGACCATGAGCACTTCCCATGGCCGATTGGCGGGCGAGTAGATGAGCTCGCCCGCCACAGGAGGCCGAGGCAGATACTTGTGTTCCATGTAGCAGATAACATCACCTAGGTAAACACCGTGAACGCTCACTATGGGCTGGCGCTTAGCCGCTTCTTCATCCCACACTACCTTCGCAGTGAACAGCTTGAAGCCACCATGGCCGTCCGAGATGCGAAACTCCCTGACCGTAGCGTGCTCATTAGAGTTGATGAACACCCTAGCTAGGTCAGTCGGGAATTGCTCTCGTAGGCTCACGGGTTGTTACGCGTTGTCGGCCTCCTCCAGCTTCTCGATGATCTCGGCCTTCGTAGCGCGAGTGGGCACATCGATCCCACGCTGCTCCGCTTGCTCGCGTAGCTCGGCGACCGTCTGGCTCTCATAGTCGCCGTTGCCTCCACTTTCTTTCGCGCGAGCGGCTGGCGACTGCGCCTGCGCTCTCTCGCGAGCCGCCTGCCCTGCTTCCTGTAGCTCGGGCTGTGGCTGCTCATCGGATGGCCTCTGGGCCTCGAAGTAGGGCTGCTCCTCCTCTGCACCTCCGCCCTCGCGAGCGAACGGGCCACCTCCGCCAGTGAGTGCTTCCAAGATGCGGAAGCCCAGCACATCGGCAGGCATGGGCAGCGGGCAGCTTGTTAGGCGATACCACAGCTGGCCATCTTCCTCGTCACCATAGACGAGTGGGATGCGGCTGGTTTGATAGGTGACAAACGTCTTCGTCTTGGCGTTCTCCAGCTGTGTGAACGCACCATAGACGATCTTGTTAGGCACGTTAGTGGAGAGCAGGATGATCAGCGGATCGGGCAACATCGGGAACAACGTCCCTGCATCGTCCTCGAAGTATTCGCTGTAGTGGTAGCACTCCATGCCAGGCACTAGCGCGAAGCGCACGACCGCGTCGCTCTCGATGATGGGCGCGACAGAGCCAAGCTCATAGCGTCGGTTGTCCAGATAGGACTTCACGTTCGGGTTGCTGATGAAAGCAGCCTTAGCCGCTGTGCCGAACAGCGCGATGTTAGGGCTGATGCCACTGTCGCGGATTGTGGCAAGCCTAGCCGCTTCCAAGTCAGCCAGTGGGTCAGCACTGGCAGGCGTGGCATCCCACTTGTTAGTCACAACGTAGTGGTTGTTGGCTGTGCCTGCGCTGCTCTCCAGATAGTTGATGACCATCTGGTAGCCGTTCTCAGCGGTCACGGTTAGACCGCCATTGATGAGCACTTGGCGGCACATCCATTCCTCGCGCCGTGTGATGGCTTCATCGAGGAAGATGTTGTCCTCAGCCAGTAGCTCCGCTGCACGGTCAGCCGCTGTGCGGCCACTATAGACCGTCTCTCCGGGCATGCGCGATTCGAGATCGGGCGTTCGCAGGGCGCGAGCGGGCGCTATGCGAGGTGCGCGGAAGAACCGCGTCTCGTAGCCCTGTCGCTCCATGACCTTGCCACCGATCAATGGCGCGACGAAGGGTGCCATCTTCCGCCTACCTCTGCGGAAGTCGAACTCGACCATCGCGGTCGGTGGGTATTCGCGGCCCGTGAAGAACGTGTCGCGCAGGAATGTGTGGACCAATGGGCCTTCGAGGAATGGCTCGAGTAGCGTCCTTGGCTCGTAGTTAGGATCGGTGTTCATAGGTTTGTGTTACCTTCTATCAGTTGGGTTGTTAGTGGTTAGGGTGCGAAAGCGCCAGTAGGCACTGACGGATCGAGGAAGATCTGCAAATCGCGCAGGCGCTGAATGGCCGCTGCACTGAGGGCAGTTGGGCTTGGGCCTTGTGACCATGCATTCGCATAGTGGATTTGCCGTTGATTGAACGAGCCTGACAGAGCGACCGCCACTGTGGGTTTAGTGGGGTCATCCTGCGGGTCTGGCAGGTCAACGATGATGCCGCCTAGGGCTGCGTCATCCGCTGCTAGAGCGGGCGACACCTTCATGGCGGTGGCATCGAACTTCACCAGATAGCCCACGTGCATCTTGTCGAGGGTTTCCGGCGCTACAGGCACGAATTCAAACCGCTGGATTTTCCAGTCGGGGTCGTCATCGTGACTCATGATGTTGATCGGATAGAGTGCGCTCTTGATTGGCATGGTATGTTATCTCCTTGGGTTGGTTGGTTGTGTTAGTTACGGCTATGGGCAAAGCGATTCTTGTTGCGCAGCTTGAGGCGCGACTGTGTTTTGTTCTTGATGAGGGTGCCGAAGCCGTTGCCCTCACCAGCTGCTCCACTATCGCTGCCAGGAATCCGATTGAGCACATCGGCGTCCGACTGGCGGTCACTGCGCTTGCCAGCCTTATCCATGGCTTCCATGCAGGCCGCATAGACGTCCGATGGCTGCTTGCCCTCCTTGATCGCGGCCTCGATGATCGCGTGGGTGGCCGGACGGTCGAGCGCCTGTAACGCGGTCACACGTGCACGCTCGGCTGTGATGCCACGATCGTAGTCGGTGGCTGCGGCGGGCGGTGGCGCTGGCGGTGGCGGTGGCGGTGGGTTAGGCGGCTCAGTCGTGGTTGGCGGCTTGGGCGGCTGCGGTGGATCTGCGGGTGGTGTAGGCGGGTCTGCGGGTGGCGTATCCGCCGTAGCTGTCGGTGGTTTTGGGTTCATAGTTATGCTTTCTGCTGTGGCGTTGAACGCCGGAACGTTGTGGAAACGCGATAGGTCAAACTCGATGCCGTTGAAGATGACGCGCTTAGTGTTAGCCACGGCTGCGGCTTTAACTACTCCACGCACCTCATCGGCGAAGCCTTTCGCTATCGCCTGCTCAGGTGAAAGCCATGTCTCGGCGGCTAGCATGTCGCGTATGTCTGCGCGTGACTGCTTAGTGCGCCGCTCATAGACGTTGATCATCGACTCGGTCACAGTGTCGAGAGCGCCAGCCATCGTGCGCATGTCATCGGCGTTACCCATGACGATGCCGCTCGGTAGATGAATCATCATAGTCGCGTTAGCGCGGATGTAGATCTTGTGCCCTACCATGGCGACGATAGAGGCTGCGCTGGCCGCAAGTCCATCCACGAACACGATCTTCGTCGCGCGGTGATCGGCCAAGCGCGAGTAGATGGCGCTCGCCTCGAACAACGATCCACCAGGACTGTTGATATGGATGTCGAGGCGCTTCACGCTCGATGGGAGCTTCGCGAGGTCGCGGGCGAACGCCTTTGCGCTCACATCGCCCATGTCCTCCCAGTCGCCTATCTGCGAGAAGATGAGGAGCTCCGCTGCATCGGGTTCATCCATGTCGGCGTTGCAGTTGAATCGGTAGAAGTCGTTCATCGGTAAAACCTCCCGCTTGTTCCGCCGCTCAATTCGGCGTTGTTGATCGTGCTTTCTGATGGCCCTCTCCGTGCCGAGGATGCCGCAGAGCGTGCTTTTAAGCCGTTCTTGCCCAATCGGGCAGGAGGCTTTGTCGGACGCGGAGACGGCGACGGAGGTGCCGCTGGCGGCCCTGCTGGCTCTGGAGTCCCAGGTGGAGGCTTAGGTGCAGCTGGAGCGGGTTGCGCGAAGCCACCGCCCTTAGTCGGGCGATAGGGCGGATAAATCAGGCCTGCCTCATCGAACTCCTCCTGCTCGGTGCTCTGTTGCGAGATGTTGTCGCGATAGTTGCTGCCGTTCAGCTCCGCGCTCTCGCGCTCGATGGTCGAGAAGCCGCATGTGACCTTCAGATCGGCGGCAGCGACTTCCTTCTGTGGATCGAGAGAGCCTGCGCTACTGCCCGTCCATATGCACCTGAGCATGGCGCGACGGATGTAGGGGTCATCCCATCCGCCCTTGAAGTGCTCGATGCGGCCCATGGTGACAGCGTCCTCTAGCCACTCCTCATACACGGGCTGGCATAGCTGATCGATGACCAGTGCTCGATACTTCCTCACTCGACGCCAGAAGTCTAACAAGGCCGCTCGACTGGCGCTGTAGCTGGCGTTGTATTGCTTGAGTAACACCTCATAGGGAATGCCT